GCTTTAGCTTTTGCTTGAGCCCATTTTGCGGGGTCTCGTTTTTTAGCAATGTCTGCCATTAGTAAAGAACGTATACATTATCTACTGTGCTTATTCCACTTATTGCCGTGGCAGATACAGGTAAAAATACGTCTGTACGAATATGATTAAAACTAATAAAAGAGCTGGGAGAATCAGCTAATTGAACAATTAAAGTTTTGTCTACACTTTTGTTCGATGTCTCCACATACAGAGCTCTGCATGCAGGAAAAACTTTATTAGTTCCCGCGCTAACCATAAACCCACTGGCATAGGGAAGAGTGGCTGAAAAACCATAACGACTGCCAAAAGCCCTAACGTCCATGTTTACTCAACTGTTTCTATAAGTTTAGCCAAATAAACCGCAGCTTTCTGTAAATCCTCTTTTCCGTTTTTTTCCTCCCAGCGCCACATATACTTAAAAATACAACACTCTAAATACCCTTGAAATTTACTAAGGCCGACAGATGCTAGCTGCGCGTCATAGCATTCCATACCATTCCGGACATAATAATCTGGGTTAGTATTGTCCTTTGGCGGGGTTAAACCAATAGATTGTTCCATTTTTTGATTCTATGTACTTCCGCAATGCATAGGCTTCTAATTTTGGTAAAACTTCACACTTATGCTTTTTGTTCAAAACGTAGCAGATCGATACAAAACGGGCACCGCCATGTAACACTGTTTTATATGGTTAACATACTTTCACAGCATATCAATAGGTCGGGATCACATAATAAATTTTTTGTGTATTTGTCGTCGTCATGACAAATCAGCCCACAAGGAAGGATCTCGTAATGGTCTTTAACCTTACGTACAGGAACGCAACGCCTATGCTCAATACCAAAAGGAGGGTTTTCAAAAGCTAAACCCATCGAGCTCCGGTCAGCTATAGGCCAATTTCTAATCCCAACTTTCTCATAACTTTTCTGAGGATCATAGCTATCGGAACGAATATAGTAGTCTCCGTCTTCTTGGTTTAGGATCATAGCTCCGTAATAAGGATTAGCTAAAGCAACGAAAAAACTAACAGAGTGGTCTACAACTAAAACATTGGGGACTTTATAGCCCTGAGTAGACCAGACATTAGGGGTTTCTTTAGTAAGGGAATATCGGTAATAGTTATCAAAAGGAATTTTTTTATTATATTTTTTTTCGTATCTAACAAACCCAGGTTCAAGCTCGTACTTAGCTAAGACTGGTTTCCACTTCAAATAGTATTTAAAATTGTCATAAGTCATTAACATATCATTTTCTGTATAGATATAGTAATCTGCTTTTTTGTTTAAAATTGCCAAAGCTAAATCTGTCTTGTGAGCCCAAGTTAAAAACCAACCTTCGTACCCAGGAGAAGCAACTTTAACTTGTATATTTAACTTACTAAACTCGCTTAAAAGGGTTTCTAAAATATCTACGTCGTCTTGAGAACCATAATCTATGTAAATATTTGTTTCAAAAGTAAACGGGAACTCCATATAACCACGCAAGAGATTGACCAAACAGTCAATGCGCTCTAAGGGTTTATGCGCCGTGATGGCAACCCAGATCTTCTTGGACATAAACCCCAAAATACTCTTAGTACTCTATTGAATAATTGCCTCGCCTTTGTAAATAAGTTATTAAATGCGTGTATGCGTCTAAAAGGTCGTCGTGCGACGTTGCCCCCACATTGATAATCTGATCAAACAACGCATCAAATTTTCTATATCTGTTAAACACAATTTTTTTATTTTCTAGCAAACCTAGCGTCCCTCTAAAACGAGCTATTTTATCTCCTCTAAAACCGTTAACTTCATGAATATGTAAATTACTCAATCCCCTCTCATTTAACAAAACTCTTCTAAGGTCCGCCGCTAAACTCGCTTGGTAAGCAACTGACTCAACTACTAGCGTAACCGTAGAATAAGTCGGAAAATACGTATCGTTCTGAAAAGATAAGATTCCCCATTCAAGTAGCATATCGCACAGCAAATCTATTTTTTCTAGATTTCCAATAGACCGACATTGGTGAGAATCAATAATGAAGTATTTGTCTTTAAGCCTTCCGCCTAAAACAAAAGCTGTATAGTCGCTGGTTTCATTTCTACTTGCGGATAAATCAATACCGATAGCCAGCGAATCAAATTCAGTTTCAACTTCAGCTCGAACAAGCAAGTCTGGAGAAACAATTAAATCCGTGGTTAACACCGGCTGTTGCTGGTACTGGAAAGCAAATGCCACAGGGTCGAGTTCTTTCTGACCGAGTAAGTACTGAACACTCCATTGCTCAGGCCAATAACTTACGGGGTTGCCTTGATTGTCGTAAGTGACAGCTTCTTGTGTCACTTGTTTCCAATTTTTTTCCGGCGCAAACATTGTTTTATGTATATCTAACGGGTGAAAACGTGTACCTAAACAAATAGCTCTACCCCCTTCAAAAATAATTGGTGCGATAACAGATGACCAGTTGTTGTTCATTTCATCTCTAATAGCAGGGTTTCGTATATCGGCGCTGCTCTTGATGGGGTCGTCGATGAAACAGTTGCTTACAACAAATCCATTCGCAATAAAATTATGATCTGGATGGTCTATTTCAAGGTCATAGACAATGTGCGTTCCTCCGCTAATTTTTTCAACTCCGGAAACGGTGAGGGTCTCCCAGCTTTGTCTGTAACCTGATGGTGAGCCACATGGCATTGACGGCAAAGCGTTATAAGATTGCAAAGAATGTTGTTTGACCGATCGTGATCTATGTGATGAACACACAGGTTTGTTCGCACTGTCCCGTCTTTTGTAGATAACTTCTTCTCCTTCGTATTGCAACCGACACAGATGAAACTGTCCCGATTTAAAACTATCTTCCTCAGTTTTTTGAAGTCTCCTATATAACCCCCATGCTGGTAATTTGGGTTGTCCACACCGGTCATTTTTTTGGAATGATTTAAATCTGCACACTGGCGAGAACAAAACTGTGTCGTATGCGATGTTGGGCGAAACCTTTTGTTGCAATACAGACACACCTGAGGTTTTAAAATTTGCTTCACCTGCCCCGCACAAGTCCGAGAACAACACAGAATTTTTTGATCGGTGCTTAATCTCTGAGCTAAACGGGAAGACATAACCGTGAATATCTCCTGACAACAGGGGCATTGAATCTCTACTTGAAATTTTCCTAGTTTTTGCCAACAAGTTGTACAGATTCTTTGTGTGCGTTGTTTTGCCTGACCGCAACTCAAACAAACTTTTAGTTGATTCGCAGGCGGATACTCCGATAAGGGTTTGCCCTGTACTAATATCTCCCGCCCATTCGTACCCTTGGTCTGTCGTAAGGAAAGGATGCTCGGGAGTTGCGGAAATATAACGGTTATCTGTTGTTCTAATTCGAACAATTTTTGAGGAACAACGCCGTGTAGCTGCTGCCACGTCGCTCCAATCAATTTGATGTGTTTTTGAGTTTCTGACAGCAATTTGGAAGCGTCCTGGGTCTGCATAAATTTTTTTAATTGGCTGTTCGCCTTTATCTGTCAAGATTAGTGTATCGCCCGTAAGACACAAGTGTGCGCGTTTTGAGGTAATTGATCCTCTAAGACCTGCAGCGCGTAATGTGAATTCTTCGTCACCTACTCTAGGAATACCTGCGTATTCAAAATCAATAGACCAACCAACGTCACTTTGCATACCTGGTTTAAGCCTGCAATTAGGAAATATTTTTTTAAACTCAACTGAGTCAACAATTTGTTTGATAATTCGACTTTTAGGAATAGCAGTAGCAATGTTGTAAGAAATGTAAATTATCTGTAAGGGCATTTTTGCTGCTGTATGTCTTCCTATACACCACGCAGTGAACATATTTAACACGGTACTTTTCGCTGAACCCCTGGGGCTTAGTATATCAAGGTTTGATCCTGCTATATCTAATAAGTACTTATTGCTTTCATTTGTTATCAAGTGTGTATACCACTCCAACATATGTCTTGCTGGAGGTTTATCTAAAAGAGTACAAAACGTTTGAAAATCACCCGCTGCTTTGGTGTAAATAGAGTTCTCTCTTGTGCTCGAATCTTCAACAGCGCGAACAGCATTTAACTGAGCCCGGCGACGATAAGCAAAAGTTTCCCGGCTAGGCATGTCAGTAAGCTGGCAATGTCGCTATACTAATCGTACTTCAAGTTTACCGTAAAAGTGGCAAAAGTACTCTGGTACGGAGATGCATGTTCTAACACAGGATTTGGTCGTGTAACAACTAGCGTACTAGAACACTTACAGAAAGAACATGAAGTAGAGGTTATAGGAATCAACTATAACGGAGACCCTCATGATCTTCCCTATAAAATTTATCCAGCATCAAACTTAGCTTGTCCGGATCGTTTTGGTATTCCACGGCTACCGGAGTTGATCGACAAGATTAAACCTGATATTTTTATCTGTTTAAATGACGTTTGGATTGTAAATCAAGTATGGGAACGCATTCAATTCCTGAAAGATCAGTACAAATTTAAGTTTATTGCTTATTTTCCTATCGACAGCGAAGCTTATTACCCTGAAATGTTGCGGAATATTCCGCATTGGGACTTAGCCATAACATTTACAGTTAACTGTGCTCATAGAATTCTTAAACATAACATCCAACCAAGCAGGCTAGGTGTGTTACCCCACGGTGTAGACACATCTAAATTTACTCCTATGCCTCGGGATGAAGCTCGCGATGCACTAGGAATTCCAAAAGATAAATTCATAGTTTTTAACGGGAATAGAAACCAACCTAGGAAACGAATAGATCTGACAATACAGGCTTTTGCTAAGTTTGCAATTGGAAAACCAGATACAATGCTTTACCTCCACATGGGGGTAAAAGATCTAGGTTGGGACATAACCGCTTTATTTAAACGGGAAATGTCTAAGTACGACCTAGACGACAAACAAAGATTGATTTTGACATCGAACGAAATAAATTATATTGCGGCTCCACCTGACGATTTATTAAACAAAATTTATAACTCATGCGACGTTGGTTTAAACACCGCCGACGGGGAAGGTTGGGGTTTGGTTAGTTTCGAACATGCCAGTTGTCGTAAGCCACAGGTTGTGCCAAACCATACGGCATGTAAAGATATTTGGGAAGGGGCTGGCCTGCTTATTGATATTTCTACGTGGGTAACGGATAAAGATCTAGGTGTAGAAAGAGGTTTAGTTGATGTAGACGACGCTGCATCACTACTTACATCCTTATATAACGATAAAGAAACTTACGATACAGTAGCTGACGCTTGTTTTGATGTAACGCAACGTAACGAATATCGTTGGGAATCCGTTTCAATGGGATTCACTAAAGCCATCTCTGATCTCCTCGCTTGATATGCAAACTACATTCCGCTTTCGCCACGTCAATTCAGACGTAACCTTCCCTATAAAAAAAGAATGCGAAGGCATTCCCAGTGTTTATAGACAAGCCGAAAACCTTAAAGGTAGTTTTACAAGAATTGTTTACGGTTTACCCAAAGATAGCGTGGGTAATTTTAGCCCTTCGATCCTACAACACAATAAAAATACCTATATTGCCTGGAGGTCTCAACCTGAACCTTTTGGTTTTAAGTACGACAACAACTATTACTATTTAAATAACACACCTACAGATATTTATCTAGGTCAACTAGCTGATGATTGCACGGTTCTTGGGGCTAAGAAACTACGCTCCACGCCGCACCGACTTAGCTACGAAGACCCTAGGTTGTTTGTGGGACCAGATGAACAGATGTACGTACAATTTGTTACTTCTAAATATGCCAGTAAGTACGACTTAAGAGGTAAAAAGCGAGTTGATTTCCCTAAAGTAGCAGTCTGCTACGTTGATCAAACAGGGGAAGCAGTCAGCGCTGCGATTCCGCCTATAGGAAAAAATAGAATTAAAGGCGAAACAGAAAAAAATTGGTGCTTTTTTTCACATGAGGGTTTGCTGCACTGTCTGTACTCCATCAGACCTTTTGTTATTGAACGAGAAGATAAGACCTCAATAACAATAAACAGTGATGTTCTTGAAAATGTAACTAAAGGAACGCCAACGTTCTGTTCGTTGCCGCCGCTAGAAGTAGATGAAGGAAACCTTGTGTTTTATCACTGGAAACACATGACGTTTGACCAAAACGGTCAGCCTTATTTGCTTTATCACTTAGGCGTTTTTATGGTAGATAAACAATTTACAAAGATAACCCACGTGGCAAACGAGCCTTTATTTAGTGGGTCACTGGAAGATACACTAATCACCTGGACAGATTACGTAGGTAATCCAGTTTCCAAACAACCAGCGGTGTTACTACCCTTTGGTGCCTTTATAGAAGACGGAGAACTTGTAATGTCGCTAGGAGTAAACGACGCTTTTATGGGGATTTTACGTTGTCCTATAGATGAAATACTAAAAAAATTACAAGAAGTAAGTTAAGACTTTTCTTCGCGTTCTAAAGTAGACCAAATAATTAGACCTGCATCTTCAAGTAAAGACGATATTGTCGGTTGATCTTGGAAAGTATTCGCTAACTCGCGTAAACAACGATCCGCGCCAGCTAACAGTAGGCCTCTACGATCTAAACCGTCAGAAATAGCACGTACTGTTTGTATGTGGGATCTTAGTTCTTTTTGTAAAGACGCAATTTTTGTAGCTGCTGTGGCATAATCAAGCATACCTTGAGTGGTCATCTTTCTTACATTTGTAATATCCATACGAAGTTCATCGATTTCAATTAGAAGAACTTTACGTAAATCTTCTTTTGGGTACTTTTCTTGAGTCCACGCGGTTAAATCTGCGATACTACCTGCGTAAGACGGTTTTAAGAAACGTGCATAAAGATAAGATTCTATATCGCTTGTCGCATTTTTAGCGTAATACGCAAAAGCATCCCGGTCTGATTTTTCTAACGAATTTAACCAGTCCCCTACAGTGGTACTATTTGCAATAAGTGTCGTCATTAAGCAAACGACGCACGTCCTTGTGCGGCCATTTGAGCGCCAAGCCGTCTCATCGCCATCTGTCCTTCAAATCCACCTCGTTGGACTGCCAATTGATTTCGAGTATTTTCTTGAGCTCTAGCAATATCTAAATTTGTAGATGCTATTTGAGAAGCTAGTTGGTTTTGTCCAGCTAAAGCCTGACCGCCTGCTTGAGCTAAAGTTGTGGCTGTTGGTTGTAGTAATGACGTTTCT